TAACAAATGAAGTATCTTGACCTACTGTAAATATTCTTTGAGCTGAAGGAGTTGCATAGTTACCTACACTAACAAAATCAGTTGTTTTAAAACTTAATAAACCACTAACTCCATTAATAATAGGAGTAGTAATAGCTGTTGTAAAAGTCGGATTAGCAATTAAAGCGTATGGAGTTAAAGCACTTGAAGTAATATAACCACTTGGATTAGTAGCATTGTAAGGAGTGAAACCTAAAGCATCTTGTTTAGCATTCCAAGTACTTGCACTTGCAATTCTATTATCTGCAATAGATACTCCATTCCAAGTTGCACCTGTTATAGAGCCTGCATAATCAAAAGTATTAGTTGACCAACTTACATTAGATGGTGCGTGAAAATGAGCATCCCATCCACCAGCAGCACTTGAATTATTAATTAATTCTAAAACCATAAATGCACCTGATGGTACTGATTTTATTAAAGTATTTGAATTATTATTGACTAATATTGCTCCACTACTTTGATTATTATTAAAATAATACATTGCTCCTTTTGGTAACGTAGTAGCATCTGGCATTTTAATAGTTTGTCCACCGCTACCTGTAACTAAATAAGATGGTGTTGAATTAATTGTTAAAACTATTTGAGTTACCGAAGCAGTTATGGAAGTAAATCCATCAAAGAAATTATTAGCTGAAATATTATTTGTACCTAAGTTTACTTCACTATTAGCTCCTGTATATGGAACTAATCCATCAATACTTGGAATATCATCTAATACAGCAATTTCAAGTCCATTTTTATAAACATTTATAGAACTTAAATAAATAGCAGTAGTTCCTTCTAAAATTAAATTATCATCTATAATTATATTACCGCCCGCACTATTACCTTTTGCTAATACTTCAGCTAATGTTGGAGTAGTAATACTTGGCTTGTTTAATATTTGAGAATCGCCACTTGTAGCGTTCCAATCAGCATTTACATTTACTTCTGCACCCGTAGCAATACCAGCTAATTTAGTTTGTTCAGCAGTTGTATAATCATTTGTGCTTAATCCTTTACCAACTACCTTGTCAACTTTTAAAGCATCTTGATTATCTACATAAGTAGTAGTTGCATAGGTTGAACTATCAACACTACCATTAGCCTTTAAAAATTGTGATGCCGTTCCGCCCGTTTTTACAAATGAATTAGCAGTTATTGAATTAGTAGTTGTAGCTCCTAAGTCGGTTACATTTTGTAACGTTTGTGTTTCTGAACTAATACCCAAAAAAGATAAAGCACTTAGTGTAGTAACTCCATTACCTATTTTATAAGTTCCTGTTTGAAGTAAATAAACAATTTGTCCCTCTAATAATACTAATGTAGGATTAGCATTAAACCACGCTAAATTTTTATATCCTAATTCAATGTTTACGTTTGCCATGTTTTTATAAAGGTTGTATTATTGTACTTGTATTATTTGTTATTGTATCTTTAATTAATGTTAATACCTCAACCGTATAAGTTCCAGAAGTATTAAATGTTTGAATTGTATTACCGTCTTGATCTTTAATTTCAACTAAGAATGAACCACATGAAGTTTTTGAACCACCGATATAAATATAATTGTCATCAAATATATTACCATTATTAATCGGTAAGTTACATGAGTAGTTACCAATATGCGACTTAATTGATAATTCAAAAAACCAACCTGTAACCATATCGTCTCTGTCTTCTGTATAATCAGTTAATGTAGAATCTTTGGTTACTCTAAAATTAGGTACTTCGCCTAAATCTTCAATCTGTTCTAAGTAATTAAGTAAATCAAAAGCTATCAATTCGCAATCTGATAAAACATGTGTTTCATTACTCTCATCTAAATTAACTTTGTCTGAAATATCAATCACAAATTTACGTTCAATAACACCATTAGTATTAATTGTATTTGTTAGAGAACACCATAAAAGTGGATATTGAATTTCGCTTGATGCACCAACCTCCCACTTATCACCAAAATAGAAACTATTTAGGCTTTTGTGTTTCAAAGAAAAGTTTTTTAAAATCTCTATCGTTTGGTTTAATGTTAGCATATTCTTTTTTAATTTCTTTTAACTTTTCAATTATTTTATTCTCGTTTTTTTTGCTCATATAGTTTATTGTAAATATCCAAAATCATTTAATTGGTCATTATCGCTAATTTGCGATTTGCGAATCAAGAAGTCATCATTTAAGAATATACCTGTACTTAAATTAGTTCTACTTCTATACATGCCTTCCATTGTATAAGTATTGTATAATGGAAATAAAGCAGAGTTTTTAATTAAGTATTTAGTTAATAATTCAGCATACTCTTCAGCAACTGCCTTCCATTCATCCTTAAGTGTTTTCATTTCACTTTCAGAAATAGGTTGTGAGTTTTCACTACTCTTAACAACAACACCTTTATTTGAATAACGATACTTTAAAATAGTAGTAGCTTCCATTACAATATACCAATGTAACATCTTTTGAATGTACTTAGTTATTAAATTGGTTTCATTACTATTTAAAGTGCCAGAATTAATTTTATTTTGTAAGTCATCAAACAATGGAGTGCCTAATACTTGTTGAAGTTTTAAATCTTGTAACATGATAATTGAAGGTTGCAAAAGCTCCCAATCTGTATTATCATTAATTAATGATTTGTCTTTTAAGTATTGTTGTGATATAAATAGTGCGTCCATTATTTTTTAGTTTTTACTTTTATTGTTTGTGCTTTCCAAATGTGTCGACACCAAGGGGTTGTTTCATTAGTATTTGGATTAGTATAATAACCACCTCTAAAATCCCAAGCATTCATTCCAAACTCATTGCTCATGCTATCAATGTCATCAAATTCCCAAAACTTACTTTGACTTTCTTTTAATAATTCTTTGCAGTATTGACGTGATTGAGTTAATAAAGCGGGTGCATCTGGCTTAGTTTTGTATTTATAAATTGTTTTGATTTCGGTTACATATTCATCAATAGGATTAGTTACCTTTTCAATTCCCTTAGTGGTAGCTTCATAACCTCTTGCATTAGTTTCAATCAATCCCTTTTCAGCTAATCTTGATAAACTTTCTGTTACATCTACTTTTAGTAAAGTATTTAATTGCTCAACTGTTAGTGTTGGATTGCCCTGTATTGCATTTAAAACAGCATCATCTAATTGTGTTATGCTAATAGTCAAAGCATCGGCAAAATACATCTTATGAGCTTTTAACTCTAATTTCAAAGCATCCTGTAAATTTCTAACAGGTGCATCATGTTCAAATAATAATTCAAACTCTTGATAATCTGATTTTGCTAAACTTTTAAACTTAGCTAAAACGCTATCTGTTTGCTCAGCCATTTTAACTTGACTTTCAACAACAGCATCATTCTCATTTAAGAATGTTAAAGCATCTGATTCTGTTAATCCAAAAGCACTTACCATTAACGCTAAGGCACTTTCTTTGCTTATTTTACCAGCATCAAATTTAGATACTATTCTCATTAAGCCTTGAAATTGACGACCTGTTAAATTGGTTAAAGTAGAATTAACCGCACCCTCTTTTATTTCAATTCCGTTAGCGTCTAATTTAGTAGCTACTAATGGCTCATATCCTTTTAACTTTCTACGCTCATCTTGAGTTAAGTCAGCATCATTAGTTAAATCATAACCGATTGCATCTAACTGTTCAATTTCAAAGTCAATTGATATTCCTGTTACTGAATAACAAATGTTTTCAATGAATGTAACAAATGTTTCTTGACGTGGCTTAGTGTATGTATTTAAAAATAACTCATGTGATTCTTTAATTGAAACACGATTACCTAATGCTGAACCCTCTTGTTTAATTCCAAATAATTCGGGATTAGTTATATTGTGTCCTGTTACTATTTTTTGTTGGTAACGCTTAGATATAAACTCAAATTTCTTATCTAAGTCATCTACATTCAACGCTTGTATTTGTGCAGCTTGTCCGCCTTTATCTGCAAAGTTAATTACTACTTCGCCAGCGTTATCGGGTGAGCATAAACCTTGTTCAAACCTATCTTTGATTTGTCGCTTAACTTCTGGAGACTGTTCGCCATTAAAAAAAGTAACCATTGTCCCCGCTGAGAACCCTTTTTTAACATAGCTATCATTAAAGGTAGTTATATCAATATCACTTTTAATTTCGCTTAAGCAACCGTTATAAGGCACTTTTGCATAAATGTTATCTAACTTACTTTTACTTGGTTGGTAGTATTTAAATGCCGTAAAAAATGTACCTACTTCACCTTTGTTATATAATTCAAATATCTTAAAATCGGATGGCTTCGCTTTCCAATCTTCATTAAAGTATAATTTAGTTTTACATTCTGATAAACGACATTTAGCATATTGTAATTGAAAAAACTCCTTAGGATTGCCACTCATATCGGTAATAATCTGCAAGTAAAAGCTATTAAACAATTCACAATCTAATGCTAACTTTTTACCTAAGTCATTCCAAGTCTCATAACGATTAGCGTTATTTAAAAATTGATTAGCTACTAATTCTTGTTCAGGATTAACAACCTTTAAACCTTTGCCAAATAAGTAACGAGCCTTTGCGTTTACAATTGCACCATGTTCAGCATGCTCTTCAAAATAACGAATTAACTCATTTGGAAAATCATTTTTTTTACCGTATTTAATATAATCAAAAGACCAATCTTTTTTTATTTCTGGGCGTTTCTCTTCAGCAAATGTTACAAATGCCAAATTGTTACTAACTACTTCTATACTATTTTTAGCCATTAAATTCTTTATATGTTATTTGTTCGCCTGTAAATTCATTTAAATCTGTTTCAATTCCTTTAACCTCAACACGTCCATTCTCAACTAATCCACTTGCATTAGCTACTACTAAATTTGTAGTGCTTGCTTGTTGGTAAATTTTATATTTCCAATCTCCAATAGTTAAACTAACACGACCTGTCAATGGTACTTCTGTTGCCGTTTCAATTATATTAAATACGTTAAAACGTTCCTTATTATTAGAGTAGTCCGCACTAATAAATACTTTAGTTTGCTTTGTTGAATCATTTGTAAACTCGAATAAATAAGTAGGACTTGATATTGAAGTCTTTTCACTTAGCGTTAAAATAACTTCATTACTACTATTTTTGTTTATTAAAATCATTATATTAAAGTAATATTAATTTAAAAAAGGGACTTGATTAAAATAAAAAAGTAGCCTTACGGGGCTACTCTTTAAACAAATAATCTATTAAAAAAAGATTAGATTAATAATGCAGATATAATAGCAGAATCAACTGTTGCGATACGAGTAAATGCACGTCCTTTGAACGCTAATTTATTACCTCTAAAATCTCCAATTGCAGTTCCTGACTCTAATCCATCAGTCATTAAGTCCATACCGAAGTCTTCGCCTAAAAACCAATAAGTACCGTCGTTATCTTCAGCAATCATTACAACTGTATTAGCTATTAATAAACCTAATTCAGTTTGACCAACTTGATCTAATCCGATTAATTCTAAGTTAGCTTCAACATCGTAAGCGATAGTTCCAACTTTTGGATCGCCTGTTCCTGTTTGTTTCCAACTTGCTAATTCAGCCTTTTGTTTGTATCTCCAAAACTTTTTACCCATTGTTTTAGTGATAGCAGTAATAACACCAGCAGTCTTAGTAATAGCAGTTACTGAATCAAATTCAGCAATTAAGAATGATTTAGTACCACCGCTTGTTTTACACGTTTTAGGAGTGTGTCCCTGTGTTAATGAACATGGCATGTTTTTATATTTTTAAATGTTTATATTAAGACGGATTAAATTAATAACCCGCCCTTTTTTAATACTAAGCTCCGCAGTATAAAACGTTAAACGCTTGGTTAGCTACATAAGGTGCTATTGTACCAACGTGTTTAATAAACATTAAATCTTGGTTTAATCCAACTTTGTTAATTTCAACTTTGTTGATATCAGAAGTTAAATCAGTTACCCAAAATAAATGTTCTTTTGGTGCAGCAATCATTGTGTTAGCTGGTAATGGAACAAATACAATTTTTACATCATTGTAGAAGTATTCGCCATTAGTTACAATAAAAGCATTTTTGTAATTAGTAACGATGTTATTGTTACTGTTAATGAATTGCTTGTTAACGTGTGGCATGTAAATAACTGGCTGAGTTGCAGAAGCTAATACAGCAGCAGGAATAGCAGTGTAAACTTTCTCAGTTTCAGTTTGGATGTTAGATGCAGTTACAACAACTCCGTCAACTTTGATACGAGTACCAACACCAGCAGTTAATGTAGAGTTCCATGCGTTATACATCATTGATGCAACAACACCATTAAATTGACCAGCAGTTAAAGCAGCAGCAACTGTTTTTTCGTCAGCACCGATAGATGTGTTAGCAGTTCCAGCAGTTAAAGCAGCGATAGCAGTTTGTTGAGCTGAAGTTACACCTGACCAATATTGAAATTCAGCATCGTAAGAAATTTTATCAGCATACATTCCACCGATAACAACTCTTTCAAATTCAGAACTTAATACTTCCCAAGCTCCTGGCTTCATATCTCTTTTGTAACGAGATGCACGCAAAGTGTTAGGATCAAATGTTTGGTAGTACATGTATTTAGTTGGAGTAATTGATACGTCAAAGTTAGTCAAAGTTCCTGATGAACTTGGAGCACCTGATGTATACGCTTGCATTGCTACTGAAGTTGAACCTTCTGTAAAAATTACTTCGTTTTTAACTTCTTCTTCAAAGGTTACATACCCTTCAGAAATTGTTTTGTTTTGGAAAAGGATTTCAGCGATTACGTTTTCGGACGCTTTACCTCTAATGTCGATAATGTTATAAGCTATTGCCATGTTTATTTTGTTTTTTTAGTTGTTTTTATATTTGTTGTTTCTTGTTTAAAATTTTCAAAGTCTGATTCTTTAACTGTACCTTTTGCTAATAGATGTAAGGCTAATTCATCGGTTAAATTATCATTAGTTATTTTGGAGTTTGATGAATATACTACTTCAAAACCTTCTTTAAATTTATAAGTTCCCATTTTTATTTACTTGCTTTGTATTTTTGAAATGCAGTCATGTTAGCAAATTCAACCTTAGCTTCAATTGGCTCAACTACTGGAGTTGCAACAATTGTGTTAACCGCAGATAAAGTTAACTTAACTGTTTCTTTTAATTCTGCTAATTCGTTTTTTAAGCTTGCAATTTCAGCCATCATTGTTGGCATAGCATCAGTTGATTCAGCTCCTGTTTCGTCAGCAACCTCTTCAGCTTTAGTAGCTATTTCAGCAATCATACCATTCATTACAGAATAAGTTGTACCATCTTCAGCAACGTAATCGCCATCCATAGCTTCAACTTCTCCTTCTGGAGTAATTAATTTAACCGCAGAACCGATAGCAATATCGCCATCAACTGATAATGAAGTACCGTCGTTTAATTTAACTTCAGTAGCCATTTTAACTTTCTCTTCAGTCGGAGCGATAGGCTCAACAACCTTTTCAACGGGCATGTCGCTAAGTTTAGCTAAATGCTCTTTTAATTTTACCTTAATATCTTCAGGCAAAAGTTTGTTAATTGTTTCTTTGATATTCATATTTTTATTTTAAAGTATTAATCTAATTAATTAAGGGACACTTTATTTAGTCTATAATTGACATTAGAGCGTTTATCTCATCGTCGCTTAATGTAGTAATAGGCTTAAGTTTAAATAGTGCCTCTAATGAGAAACCATTGAACTCGCCATTTTTAACTTGCTCCCAAACAGTTGGATTGTTTACTTTCATAGTTACAAACCATGTACCGTATGGTAACTCTTCAAAGCCTTTAACCTTTTGTACTCTATTCTCATCAGTTATAAATGATTCAAAAATAAATACATCACTAACGTTAGTATCACTTTCGTGAGTTGCTTTAACATTTAAATTTCTGTTTTCTGAATTAAACTTTTGAGCTGCTTCATAAATAGTTTCTTTGTTGGCTACTACATAGAATGATTTACCATCTTCTTCACGATATATCATTTTATCGGGGATCATAACCGCACCTAATATGATTCGTTTCTCTTCGTCTTGGATAGCAAAGTTTAATTTTTGCTCTTCAAACTTTACAAAGCTTGATTGATAGGCGGGGCTTTCAACTAAGGCTATATCTTGTAAGCCGTATTTAGTGTTACCGTTCTCGTCTAATTCTAATAAATACACTGGATAATTCATAATTTAAAATGTTGATTGTTTTTCTAATACATTAACTCTATTTGTTTTTGCGGTTATTTCGTCAACTCCAACGGTTGCTACAACGTTTATTGTGTTATCATTTTTACTTCCTATTCGTTTACCATTCTCATCAAATTGTGTTCCTTCAACGTTTGCGTTTTGATTGCTAATTGTTGGGGGTGCGGGAATAGATGCACCACCACCACCGCCACCACCACTAGTGTCAGGAGAGCCACCGCCACCTTCAAATTTAGATGCTGCTATCTTTGCTATGTTAGCAGCAGAAAGTACACCAGCAATACCAGCTTGAATAAATGGATATGCGGGAAAAACTGCAGTAATTGGTGATGCGGTTGCCGTTGCAAATGCTCCCTGAACGGCTTGAATACCTGTTACAGTTGCAGTTGCTAATTGTAAAGCCTTATTAACTTGAAAAGATTTTTTAGCAAGTGCTAATTCTTCCGCACTACCTTTCTTTAATTTACTTGATTTAAACGCAAAGAATACATCAGTTACTTGTTGAATAGCATTTAAACCATTTAAAGCAATTGCATACTTTTCTTGTTCTAATAATTTAGCACCCTCTTTTTCACGTTCAGCTAAATCCCTTGCATCTTGATTTTTCTTTACTTGTTTTTGTAGTTCCTCTTCGGACATATCGTCCATCGCAATTCGTGTACTTTCGTTATTAATTGCATTTTGTTCATTGATTGCATCAAGTCTAAATTTATTAGCTGCTGCTTCAGATTCAGTTTGCTTTTTTTCTAACTCTTCTCTTAGCCTTAACTTTTCTTTATTAAACCTTTCCTCTTCTTTTAATAAATCAGCATTA